AAAAAAGTTACGGTTGCCGCCTCTATTTCCAAGAATGGAATTAGAGACTATCGGTAACCACCACTTTATAGCGTCGGAGGTGACGTGTTGCATATCGAAAAGCTTCCACATCGGAGTCAACGGAGATCGCTGACTACTCGTCGAAGCCCCGCTTGTAACTACGATATTTTGCCAAAGCTTGGAGGGGTTGAATTCTCCAAGGATCTGCTTAATATATCGTCGAGCGAGCGAGATTAGACGATCAGAAGTCGAGAAACCGAAGTCAACGTCTCCGAGATAGAGACGCATGTTCGTCTTTCGATTCCGATCTTCCATCTTTAGCCATTTTTCAATGGCCAAAGACCGACGGACTCGCGCATTGGACTTCCTCCTATCATCAACATACTTAGAAAGGATATGTTGGCGAAGGTAGTCACCTTTAACCCCTTCGGGTATAAGGGCAACTAATTGGTTGACCATTGCAGTACCGACCTGGTCAGGGATAGCATACTTCGCCTTTGGCGAATTGCGCATCACTGATTTCTCCTTTCATCACTTTGTGAAGAGGAATGGATGGTTTCAGAAAGCTGGTTCAATCACCGATTTCGATGCGAGCATCGGAAACGGGGATATTCCCAGAGATCCTGAGGTCGTCTGCTTCATTGCAGGCAACCAACATCCAGCCGATCAAGAAGAGACATCCCAAAGGGATCCAAATCTCTTCGATCGCGATTCGGGTACGTTCGGACATCTTCATGTCAGTACGTCCCCTCTCGCTTGATCAGCATGTCAGGAATGTTCCCCGACGTATCATCGAGTAGGGATGACAACCGCCCCATGAAGTTTTTGCGATCTTGATCGCTCCGCTTCTTGGAGAAGGTGAACGTCCCATCGAAATAGTCGACGGAATCTTCCACGACAACGTTCACGCCGTTGATGACTTGAGTCACCGTGGTCGGAACAGCGAGCTTGAGTCGAACCTTGGTGTTCGACCCAGTGTCGCGCATCTGACTGGTGTAAAGGCTGTCGGCGAGCGGGGTTGCCCCTGCTTCTCGATAGATATTCACACCATCAGCTGTACGCTCTTGCGGCACATAAATGTGATCCGCAGGAGTCGGGGTTGCACGGTCTTGGACCGTGAAGGAAGTGAAGGCGCTCATTTGAGGGCTCTCCAGTTATGTGACTTAGTCACGTGGCAGTTAAGATTATTCTTAACCGGCTGGTGAGATGCACAGCGTATCTCCGATTGCTCGGAAAGGCTCGACTTCATCTCGACGAAACCAACATAGCGATAGCTGTCGCTAGTTGGCTGGTGTTAATATACATTATTGGATAAGGCCACGGAATCGGAAAGATCTCATAGGCAATGCGATCCATATGCTTGGCTTTCGCCGAGAGCTTAAGGATCTCAGTGTCAGGATCTCCGACAACGGGACCATATCTATCAAGTGTATACTTGAACAACGCATCCGACTCGCAGAAAGTTGTACGATATCCATGATGGAAATTGTACACGAGAGGTACAGTGAGAGAACTTAGAAACGGACCGATCGGCAGAAGCCAGTCGATGACGAAGCTAAGTCTCATTGTCTCCCAAGC